ATCATTCAAAATCAATCATAAACATCCAAAGTCGGTAAAAATTATTCATTTTTCTTTAAAACCGGTAAAATTTTTCCTTCGTTTTCTATTTAAGCTAAAATACGAACAAATATCAATGTTTTCCTCTGTGTGTTATCTGGTTTTTTATGAAATTATGTTTCCTCTTACAACTATTTTTAATCAACTGCAAGCTAAGAGGAATATTATTATTTAAAACTGGAAGATTATGTAAATCTATAAAAAAAAGCAGGTTAATGACTTTCTAGAGTCAAACCCGCTTTTTTTCATCCAGTATTCACTCTATCCCACACAAACAGTTACTAAATCTTCTTTTTGCGGCTTAATGGTAATCAAAGCGTAAGTGCCCGATTGGTTTAACTGACCAGCAGCGGGGATGAAGAATCCTCACTGCTGGAAGTTTCACTTTATTTTGATACGGACTGGGGACTGGCTTGTCGAGTGAATATGTTTCATTATGATACGTTAAGTTCAATACGCACGGAGCAATGAATTCAAAAAAAAAAATTAAAAATACTTTTTCTTTCCTCGATCTTCTTTTAATATTTCAACTGCTTCTCTAAATCTTTGCGAATGAACAATTTCTCTTTCTCGTAAAAATTTCAAAGCATCGTTTAAATCTGGGTCATCGGACATATCAATAATCCATTGGTAAGTTGCGCGGGCTTTTTCCTCGGCTGCGATATCTTCATACAAATCGGCTATCGGATCACCTTTTGTTTTTAAAGACATAAAAAATTTAAATGTGTAGCGGATTATTTATACAGAGATAAAGCCAGTTCTGACTTTGAAAATATAAAGAACTGCTTAGGAACGAATAAAGCCTAGGTATAAAAAAACCTAGGCTTTATTCATCTAATCAACGTTATAAAACATCTGTTCAGTTTTAATGTAAAAAAATTACCCTCTGTTGAGGGCGTTTATGTATTCCTAAACTGAAAGACAGGGCATGCCCCGTCCGTGCAAACCGCGCGAAGCGATTTTTTCCTTAACCTTATTTTAAATGTTTTTTGTAAATGAGTCAATAATTTTATCAAAAAAGTTATAAACTGATACAAAATTAGAGTGTTTTTTATATAACTCTTTATTTCTTTTGGCCCTAACCATAAACTTGTTTAATTCATCATATCTGTGTTTTTTCATTCCTGTGCTACTAACATATGTGTGGTAAACATAAAACAATGCACATAAATCATGTATTTTTGTGTTTTTTAATTTTTTTCTAATTGCTTTTTTAGATAAATTGTCAACCGAGGACAGAAAATCGTACAAAAATCGATTTGTATTATTATTGAATTCTATTTGGTTTTTTAATGTAATTTCATTAATTATAGGACTGTTGTGTGCAGTTAAATTTCTAATATTCTTTACATATCTTAAGTTTTTTTCTAAAGGAGCGTAACAACTTGGTTTATTTTTATAACCATAAAAAAATTCGATAAAAGCTACTAGATCACCAAATGTCATTAATTCACAAAACACCCAAATTGGCGGGATTCTTTTTTTATATTTCCTATAAAGGCCGTGATTCGGATGTCTTTCATTAGAGATTGGACGATAATAATCATCAATTACTTTTTTGCTTTTTTTATTTTTATCATCCAAAAATTTCTGGACTACCTTTATTCCATCTTCCATTTGGTCCAATGTAATATCTTTGACAATTTTAGTTTTTAGTGTATGCTCAATATCTAAACACATATGAATTAAAACATACCTTAATCTCATATCAATTGTTGCTAAATCATTTAACATAAAGAAATCAAGATTTATGTATTTACCATCTTTATTTTTAGGAAAGTTTTTTCTAAAAGATCTTATTTTGTAATAAAAGTTTGAGTTCATTAATTTTTCTTTGGCTGTTTCCTTCGAGATTTCTTTAAATTGCACTCCTTTTTCCTCAAGCTGCTCTATAATTTCATCAAATGACAATTTTTTATCTTTTTGCTCCTCAATTAACTGCATCGGACTAATCGGCCTACCTTTTTAAAGATACTAGTCTAAAAGTCTTGGATAATTACATTCTAGCATATTCATTTTGAGTTATCCACTAAATCAGCCCCTAACCAATCGGCTAGGGGATTTTATTATCTAACTCTTAACTTTTGCCCTGGATAGATAGTGTCGCTCTTAAGCCCATTTAATGACTTAATCCTATCTACAGTCGTCCCGTATTTACGAGCAATATCCCATAAAGTATCACCCTTTACAACGGTGTGATAAGTAGCCGATCCACTTACTTTTAGCTGTTGACCAGGGTAAATCGTATCACTAGTTAATCCGTTTAAGTCTTTAAGCTGCTGTACTGTCATGTTGTGTGCTTGTGCAATACCCCAAAGAGTGTCACCGGGTTGGACTGTGTAGGTATCACCGGTTTGTGGTACAGGTTGTGATATTTTTTTACCACTTAGTGTTTCAGCGATTGCTCTACAAATGGCGTCAAAGTTTCTCCGATAGAGTTCAACGTCTGCGGTGCTTGTTACAAAGCAAACTTCGATAAGGATTGCGGGTTTCACTGTTTTACGCAGAAAGTACAGTTCTTTCCGCTGTTTTGCTCCTCGATTTCTTAGTCCGCTTGCGTTTGCGATGGCTTGGGATACATTTGCTGCTAAACCGCTTTGATCATAATAAAGCACTTCAACACCAAGTGGATTATTTGTACGTCCAGAACTGTTAAAGTGGATTGACACATCAAGTTCCCGATTTTTTGAGTTGTGGAAATTTACAATCGTACTTAAATTTTGATTTTGCGTGCGCGACGTATCATCATGAAACACATAAGTCGTAACACCTAGTTGACGTAAATATTCTGCTGTTTTATCGGTAACCCTTCTCGCCTCCGTTACCTCGTCGATAATGTCACTTGCTCCACGTACATAAAGCGCATGTCCGCTTGAAATTGCGATACTGTTTGCCATATATAAACATCTCCTTTTTTATAAAAAAGAGCGACAATCGCCGCTCTTAATCTTGCTTTGGTTTTTTGTAAGTTAGTGCTTGTTGGCTGTCAGTTAGCCCGGTTGTCGTCGGGTCAGTGACAATACCACCGGCAATAAGTACAAGTAAAATAGCGTCAACATACTTTTCGTAATGGCCTAAGTCCATCAGCCCTAAGTCAGTAACAATCAAACCAATCAACGCAAAAACAGCCACCCAAAACGGATAGCTTTGTAAACGTACTTTCCAGTTAATTTTCATTTTTTGTAACATCTCCTCGTAGGAAAATTTAACCTCCATGTCGAATTTTGTTAAAGGAAGGGAGGTGAATAGAAAAATGAATGAAACATACTTAAAATACTATATTGCATTACCAAATGACGGAACTCACAACCAAGGTGTTTCGTTAAGATTCAATGAAGAACTTAATCTGGTTCACAATATAGTTGTAAGCCCGGAAGACAAAAGATTTTTCCAGAGAATTAGAGTGTACTCTAATGGTTTCATTACCACAGAAGAAGTCTGGCGAGACTATCGAATTTTAAGGTTCAACAAACCATTCCACCAGGATGGTGACGTTCTGTATTTCGAGTTTTAATTTTTATAATCATTAAAACTTGATATTTGTTTCCGCAAATTCGGTGTAAGCTCACCTACTATTATTTTGGAAACCTTTTTTCCATCAGTTTCAACAGAAATGGGCAGTTCCTTGTTTTCCAACAATTCAAGGACTCTGCCCAATTTCCTTTCAATTCTATTAAGTTGTTCAGGGTCTACAGTATTGATAACGATACTTCCCCCTGCACTTTTAGTAAACGTTTCTGCTTTTATTGTTCCGCTGATGATTGCCATTTTCATTCATCTCCTTTTTCTAATTTATCAATCCGTTTATGCGCTTGTTTGCTAGATTCCTCGACCCTTGTCACTCGCTCACCTAGTGCGACCATCTGTTTTTCATTTGCTTTTAGGTCAATTCGGATATCATCAACACCCTTACTGATGTAGTCCAATCGGGTTTGTAATTTCGCGTCTTGTTTCGCCCCCTCTCTAGTGTCTGATTTTACATCTTTTTGTCTGTTTAATTGGTAGGTCTGATAGGCGATAATAACACCTAGCACCGACACCAAAATTCCGAGTTCAACTGTCAAATGACCACCTTCTTTTTTGTAATATAAAAAGCCCTACCTTAAACGGCAGGACTTAATTTTTCGATGATTGTTTGTCTAACAATCTCCGTTAACTTCTCGATTGATTCATTGCCTTGGTATTCTTCTGCGGTCAGTGGTACATAACCGCTAATATTGATTTCATGATTTTCCGTTGCCCCGGAAAAATACACCTGTACGGTATTAATTTTGCTATCGGTATAGCTGATGTTTATGTTCGTTATTTGTACATTCATTCTGCCTCACCTCCCTCTTTCGGCTGTAATTCCTCAAGTTTCTTTTCTAGCGATTCCGCATATTCTACAATCGCCTGTCTAGCCGCCTGTTCGTTTGCTAACTGTATTTCTAAATTAGCAATCTTTGTAGCCAACAAGTTTTGGACGTTTGAAAAATCATAGTTTATTGGTTTCATTTTCTTTTTCCTCCGATTCTATTTTTTCTACTTCGCTTTTTGGACCTACCACGACGATTTCTTTTTCATTCTCTTTTATGAGAGCCGTAATTCTCGGCTCCCGTTTCAACCACGCCACATTAAACCACTCCTTCCATGGTCATGTCGTCAAAGTAAACCCCTGCATAACCGACACGTTCGCCGATGATTCTTATATCTGCGGTTCCTGTTCCGGCAATAATAAAATAGTCGGGGCCTTTTTCGATTACTCGCCCATTGTTTGGAAACACAGCAAATCGGTAGTTAACCGCCTTTGCAAAACGGCTATCGAGTAACACCTTTGTGCCTTGTTCGGTCAACGGTACATCAAACTCGATTGTTTCTAAAAGTACCTGTGGGCTGTCAATCGGTGACATGCCGAGGTTTTTCCCGTCAACTTCAATAGATCCGCCGGATTTCGTGCCGTTTGCATAAAATTTATGTCTGACAATGTTGTCCGATGACCTAATGGCGAGTCCACTGTCCGTTTCGAGTATCAGTCGCATGTCAAAGTCGACGCCCGACCTCCTAGTAAAGTCGATGTATGGCGTCCCGCCTGCCCACGCTAATTCAATTCCTTCTCCGCCGACATAAATTTTCCCGTTCGTCGCAATGGCGTTTTTGCTAATTGACCACGCGTTTACATAGAGCCCGTCGGTCGCTATGCCGCCATTAACTTTTATTGATTTCTTGACGTTTGGTTCCGGGTCCTTCCACTGGTCGTAAGGAACAGTAGAAAAACGAGATTCAATGTTTTCAACCGAGAAGTAGTTCAAGCTTTCATTCGAATAGATTCGGATTCGGTTGTCGTCAATATCAATACCATTGACACCGTTATAGATTCCCTCCGTCCAGATTGCTCTAGCCTTAAAGCCATTTCTACTGTTCATGAATGACCACAGGCTATCTTCTGTGTCGTACACAGTCGGGTATGCCGACTTTACAACTTGCACGCCATCGACATGCACCCAGTTAGCGTTGACGCCCTTAATTACGAAAATAATTTCGTCGCTTCCTGTCCTAGCGACGTTTGGAGACGTAAATGTTAGGGCGTGCCTGGACACAGAATAGTCAGAAGCTACTGTATCAAATGATTGTGCGGCCACTAACTGCCTTGTACTAGTACCGTCTGTGTTATATTTTTTGTAATGCACCTCGAGACGTACAGCACCGGGCGTGTTATTATATGGGCGCTTTGCATGTACTGAAAATGTATACTGTGTATTGGCCGTTACGTCCCAAACAGGTTGTTCAATGTAGTTGGTGGAGTTAACCAAGATTGCACGGTTACCAAATATTGGCATAGCATCGGCAGGACCGGGACCTGCAATACTTATTGGCACACCGCGAGGAGCTCCAATAGTTTCCCAGTTTGTGTTGTCTGTGATAATCGGTAACCACCAATGGTCTATGTTATCTTGACTTGTCGGATCGCTTAGTTTTATCAGCTCAAATGAGTGGTCGCCTAGAATATTTGTTTTTTTGACAAGTGAGTACCTTATACCTGATTTGGTATCTTTTAAATAAAAATCACCGTCCTTCACTGTAACCTCGCCAAACGTACCAGAAGCACCTTCAAGGTTTCCGGCAAACTTAACATTCCCGTTCGCGTCGACGACAAATTGACCATTACCTACATTCAGGCCATTCAAAGACTTGATGTGTTTCGCTTCGAGCCAATTAAAATTCCCTTGGTCGCCAACTATTTTTCCGACGTCGAGGTTGGCGATTGCGGCATTTCCAAAAGGTGCGGCAACCCAATTCGACCCGTCAAATCGGTACGGCTTGTACCCGTCATCAGTGTCATACCACAAGTCGTTAACCTTACGCCCCACCGTCGACGGTGCGCTGGCTTGATAAAACACCGTATTCTTTCCGTCCGCTGTGCTTTGTGCGTTTTGTGCGTCCTCTTTGGCTTGGTCGATTGCGGCTTGGACGTCTTCAGGTGCAGGTGCCCAGTCGGTTGCGACATTACCGTTCTCTCCTTGACAGCGCCAAATGATAAAGCCTAAGGGCTTATCCATGTTTTCTTGCAAAGTTTTAATGTTTAGCTGAAAATAAGAATTTCCATTACCTTTTCCGCTAACAATGACCCGCTTTGATTCCCCGGGATTTACAGTTTCTTCTTTACCGGGGATATTTGCAGATATTATAACGGGGTATTCCCCTATGTTTTTTACCCATACAGAAAGTGTGTATTCCTGTCCAGCAACAGACGGCTTTACTATAGGTTTCACAAGCTTAATAGCACTATTCCCACCTGTGACATGTATTTCTGTTGCGTCAGTTGCATTCCACTCAGAGACCGCAACGCCTGTTTTATAAGAGTATTGTGCTCCTGAGTGTTTACCAAGATTAGTAAAATCATTGCTGTTTCTCAATAAATTCCTTCCACCGACTTTAACATTATCGTACAAAGGCGACCAACTATAATCAGCCGGATTTGTGCTTTCGGTAGCTGTAGTCTTGTTATACGCCAGCCCTAAGTACCTTTTCCCATTCGGGCTATCCGACATACCGTTCCCACGGTCATCATCCGCATATTTGACCCATGTGTAAGTCGTTACCCCGTCCGCGCCCTTTGTACCCGTTACACAGACAGGTGTCGTGTAAGATGTTTCTCCATCACTAAAAGTTGTTTTTGCCCGTGTCCATAGGTATTTACCTTCTTGATACGATGGGTAGGTTGTACTCCATGAACCACCTACTTGGGCTGTAGGACTAGTAGAATAATAGTATTCCTCAACAATTGATGTGACAGAGCGTCCCGGTGCTCCAGTCGCTCCCTTAGCGCCTGTAATACATGCAGGCGTACTTTCAACAGTTGTACCATTTGTGTAGGATGTGACTGTTTTTGACCACATGTATTTACCGTCTACCCAAGTAGGCGCCGTGGTACTCCAAGAACCACCTGACAATGTTGTTGCGGATGTAGACAAGTAGTACATCACATCAACCGACTGGATTCCGGTTCCTGTTTCACCGGTTGGACCTTTTGCACCGGTCACACAAACAGGATCTGTTGTTACTGTTGTACCATCCGTATAAGTGATTGTACTACGCGTCCACATGTAGCGACCGTCAACCCACGCAGGCGGAGTATTTGCCCAACTGCCGCCCGTTTGCGCTGTGTTTGACGTTGACAAGTAGTATTGTTCTTGGATGGACGATACGCCTTTACCTGCGGGACCTTGTTCGCCTTTGTCACCTTTTATCAGCGTCCAACTATACTTTGCCGGGTCGGTACTATCGGCTGGGCTAAAGTCCGTATATTGCCCGATATATAGCTTATTTGCGCTGTCGGTCGTGCTAAAACCTGTCCGACCGTCTGCACTGTTAGCATAAGCAATATGCAGGTATGGCGTCCGTCCGTCGGCTCCCGGAGGTCCTTGGATACCCTGTGCCCCGTCTGCACCTTTGACAAGCGTCCACTTGTATTTGGCTGGGTCTGTCGAGTTAGTAGGGCTATCGTCCACGTACATTCCGATATATTCTCTGTTTGAGTCGGTTAAACTAAAGTCAGTTCGGCCATCCGCGCTGTTTGCATATGCAAGGTGCGTATAGGATGATTTTCCATCTTGCCCGGGCGGCCCCTGTGCCCCGTCATTGACGTTTGTCACTGTGATTTGTCCAATTGATTTTGCGCCCTCGTTCTCAACCGTCACAATATATGTTTCTTTTTCGTCTATATTTCGAGCGTAAACCGTGATTGATTTCCCGGACGTTGCGCCGACAAAGTTTCCGTTTTTATCGTACTTGGACCAAACGTAATTATAAAACAACCCGTCTGTGTCTACTTCTTTTCCACCAAGGATGGTTACGGCGGTAAGGTCGGTTTCACCGGTTCCATTTTTAAAGACGGTCCCTGCCGACGACGTAACCGATACTTGGACGAGTTTAGATAGTTTATCATTGAGTTGTTTTTTAAGCCCGGCAATTTGTGCCTCGAGGTCAGCTTTGGAAAACTCTTTATAGTTACCAAGTTTAAAGTCTAGTATCTTTCCTGTACTTGGCTGTTCTTTTATCTCGAGTACTTTTGCTTCGAGATATAACGGGGGTGTATACCCATCGTCTTTAATACGTATTGTCATGTCTAGTCGAACTTTTTCATGCTCTTTGCCCGTTATGTGTTCGAGAACTGCCGCTTGGCATTCATATGTGACCAGTGCGTCAATACGCTTTTGTAGTGCGTTTTGACCCAACGTCCGCAATCTTTCGACGGTTACTTCCTCGACTGTAATTTGCGGTTCGTAGACCTCTATTAAATGCTGTCCGTTTCTGCCCCAACGCTGTAACGCGTCGTTGTCCTCGACTAATACGGTTAGTCTTTTCCCGTCTTGTTCAGGCCCCAACACTAGCAACGCGGTGACAATGTTTTGAGCGTCCTCGATACGACGTAAGCCGATTAAGTCCTTGCCAAACACTACCTCTTTCCCGTCAAACTCATCATCCGGCAAGGTCAGGTCAACATAGCGGACGATTTTATTCCCTTCAACCGCAACCCGGAAACGTAAATCGAGTCCAAACTCCGAAGCAATCCGTTTTAGCAGGTTGTAAGGGTTCGTGTATTCCTCGATTTTTAAAGTGCGAATACCGTTGTAATCAACCTTACCCTTTCGCCATTCCGTCCCTTCTAGCGCTTTTGTCGTCGCTGTATCGGCTGTTGCACCTTGCAAAGTCTGCGGCTCTATGATTTTGGCTTTTTGCAAGTCAGTAAAAGTAGCATTTGACTTTATAAACTTTTGATTTCGTGAGTTTTGCTCGGCATAAACGATTAAAAACTCACTAAAAAAACCATCTCTATCCTGCAATAGTAGACGGTTTCGTTTTTGCAAAATGTCAAACTTTTTTAAAGCCGTAAAATCAAATGTATTTTCGTTTTCAGATACTTTTTCATCATCAGTGTATTCACCAAGATTTAGGGTTCCGATTATTTTGTCTGACTGCTTATCTAAAATGTGAATTAACGCCACTTGTCGCTCCACCTCACTTTAACGCTTTGAATCTTATCAGCCGGTTCCACGGCTATATTATTTCTCCCCGGTTGCAATTTAAAGTAGTTCCCGATAAACGCCTTTTCGTCAATAATCGACTCGCCATTCCTTAGAATATTATCGTTTCGGTGGTCGAAAACAACTTTGTCACCAGCTTTTCCAATAATTGGTACTTGATTAGTCCCTAAATCGTTTAATCGGTAGACTTGTATATCGTCAATCCATTGTTCGCATACCGGAAAATCGGCGCGTTGTAACAATCTGATTTGTACCTGCGTTACTTTAGCCGCCGCTACGTTTGATGTATCTATCCAATTTGTTTCTGCTAGTTTAACCCACACACCATCGCCATCCCGTATGTGCCACATAAATGCCGTAAATCGGTTTCCCTGTCTAAATACCCTTATAACTCCACCAAAATAACTATTTACTTGGTGACTTTCAGGTAGTACTACATTACTCCTAGCTAAGACTTGCGGATAAAGGGTATCTACGCCCCCATAATGTTTTGTCATTTCGATATTACAAACCGATACACTACTTGCGTCTAAAAGCGACACACGTATTGCGCCGCATTGGTTGTTCCCCGTTTTTCTCATCCGAAAACCTACATCAAATTGGAAATCTTGTATGGTTTCAGAAAGGCTCGTTTTCATGGCCGGCCCATGCCATTGGTACGGATTATACCCGTAGTCATCAGCATAAAAACGGTCACCGTTCGCTTTGAGTTCTCCGCCTATAGGGACGCCACCCAAACTTGGTTCTGCCGATGTTGTCCAACCAGTGAGTGTTTGCCCACTCGTAATAAATATTGGCGTCTGCCATTGTGTTGGCGTTTCTTCCTGCTTTGCCGGAAAGCCGACCATGTTTATGTCAGTACCGTTTGATACTGCGACATATTCTGTGTCCCCGTTAAGCGTAACTTCAATTACTGGCTCGGTTTCGACTGTGCCTTCAACATCAAAACTGGCGGAAGATTCGAAGGTTACTTCTTTTTCGGCTCCGTATTTGTAGGGCGTTGGCATAGTTAATGTTAATGATACATTACCGTCCATATCGGTTATATTGTCAAAATCGTATTCGCCCTCTAAGTACGCATAAATTTCTTGGTTTGGATACATGTCACGAATAATAGTAAGTTTTTCCTTAGTAAAGAAAATGTTGAAAATCTTATGCTTTAACTCGTCGAATTCCAAAATACTATCTGCTTCCAATTGCAACTCAATTGCGATTTTCCGTTCATCTTCCCTCGCGTCGGAAACAAGCGAACCGGGCATTCCCGGCACTGTTATTTTTTCAAGAACTACATTTGGCGAATAGATATGAAAGTACGATACCCATGCACCTATTTCGTGCATGTCGTAGATACTTCCATCATTCTTTTTTACCACAAAATTAAAAGGGCTTTTCAACATAATCACCCCCAACGATTCGATTCAAATTCATCTATTTCTTTGATGTATCTATACTGATTTCTTGCGACTTCTCGCCCGTCTAACTGCGATACGACAGTGATATAAAACTGCGCATTTAATTTATTTTGCAGCGTTGTTGCTAGGTTGACGCCTGTGTTTTGATAGCTTTCTAACTTTCCGCCAATCCCTGTACCATCTGCATATGCCGGCAATCTCATGAGACCCTTTAAAATTTTTTCAGTTTCTTCGGCTGTAAAAACATCTGCGCCACGTTTCAAATCGTATAGGCCGATTGTTGGGGCGATAGATAATTCATTTCCCTGCCTAACAAGTTCCGGCCCTTCTTCGGCTAATATTGCGGGTCCCCCTGGATGGTAGTCCGTACCCTTAGCATATGCGCGTACATAATGGCCGCCACCGCTCGTGATAATATTTAAAGTTTTTGCTGTAGGATCGGCTAGTCTCCTGTAGTTGCCATCAAGATTTGTCCTGATATTTACATCCTTATAAATGCCTGATGATAGTT